TATTTGTTCTAAAATTTGTAATTTTTGATCTGTATTTGTTGTAAAAATATCACACGCCACGTTCAATCTAAAAGGAGATGGCATAACTTTTTCAACTGTATAGCCTGCACCAAGTTTATCCGTATATTCACCTGTTGCCTCATCGAACTGTCTTTCTTTTAAATGTTGTTTTTCTATATGATAAGGATTTTGCATCCTTTCTCTGTCGTAATCTAAACTAGTGACATAAGCCGCCATCCTTGGTGTATATTGTAAAGCGTTTTCTGAATTGTTACGTAAAATATTAGCAACTTGTCTTGTAATATCGCCATACATCACAGGAATACTTCTAAGTTTTACAGCACCATCACTACCTTTTCCTGTCTCAACAGAAAAATTACTTAAAATCCTTATAAATTGTGTAAGAAACTTTCTAATCTGTCCTTCGTAAAAATGTAACATTAATTGTCAGCCTTTGGTTTCAATGCGTCGGTCAGTGCTTGTCTTTGTTCTACAGTCAAACCATTAATTGTTTGCGTGTCTGATTCATTGATAAACTTTGTTTTGTAATTAGCTCTACTATCGTTGTTGGTTTTAGTAATTCTTACAGAGTCTTCAATTTTCACCCATCTTAAACCGTCATATCTAAAAAGCCTATTAGGTAAAAAATCTGTCCTTAAGAAATAGTCACCTTTATCAACTCCGCTGGTAGGAAAACTAGTTCCAAATCCTGCAGGATAACCATTGGGTGCAACACCATCTCCGTCCAAATAAAAGCCATAATGACTTGAGGCTGGTGTGTCAAGCACTGCGTTTACGGTATTGTCTGAACTTGCTAATGTTTGATCATCGTTAATATTTTTAGTTCTTATGTTACCTCTTTCATCAATAGGTGCCACATAATATTGTTTATAATTGAATCCTGCCTTAGGAGCATCTTCTTCGGCTTGATTTACAACAGCATCATTAATATCTTTTTCTTTATTAAATGTGCTCATGTAACTTGCTAAAGAACCTTCTGTTTCAGCATCGCCAATAATGTCTCTAAATTCTTGTGCGTCAACAATTGTTTTTAATTTTAATCTTAATAAATGAGGCCACCAAGTTTGAGAAAATCCTTCAGCGGCTCTGTTAACATCTTCAATCACATAGTACCTTTTTAAAGCAATTGGTATACTAGCATCTAAACTGAAATCATCCTTCATGTGCGGAAATTCAACAACATCTCCCGACATTGGTTTTCTTCCAATTCTCTCTACTATATCGTTCATATGCACAGTCATGAACAAAGTATCATTTTGTAAAAACATTCCAAATTGACTTAAATTGAAATCAACATCTTGCACATTGTATATGCCTCTTATTGTGTATATGTCAGGTGCATATTGTCTGTCCCTGTTTTCTAAAAACAACAAATCTTGAATGGTTCTTTCGTTAGTTTCGCTGGATGCGTAATTTGGTTGTGTTGGTGATGCCGCCCCATCTTTGTTAGTATCACCTTGTTTATACGGTCCTAGATATTTGTGGAAATGCACATCTGTACCGCCGACTGTAAACATCTCTTTAATGTTACGATCAAAAAATTTATAGTCATGGCCTTTTTCTGGCTTAAAAATAGATAGTCGTGGCATATCACACATATTTATTGTAATGATGTTAACGGTAAATATGTGCATGTCAGAACTACAAACCATGCAACAAGAAGTATTCGATTATGTCAAAAATAATCTTGGTGAGGGCATGATTGAGGTTGAATTGGACCCAAAACACTACGAAACTGCACTAGAAAGAGCAATAAACAGATACAGACAGAGATCATCAAATGCTGTTGAAGAATCTTATGCTTTTTTAACTTTAAAACAGAACCAGAACAAATACATTTTGCCAGACGAAGTTATTAATGTGAGAAAATTGTTTAGAAGAACAGTTGGCTCTAGAACCGAAGGCGGAGAAGGTGGTACACTGTTTGAACCGTTTAACCTAGCCTACACAAACACATATCTTTTAAGAGCAGGTGCCACAGGTGGCCTTGCAACTTACTATGCTTTTGCAAGTTATCAAGAATTAGTTGGGAAATTATTTGGCAGTTTTATTCAGTTTCACTATGATGTTGCAACAAAACAATTGACTATAACACAAAGACCTAGAGCAGATGATGAAACAATTCTTATGCACACTGATAATTTTAGACCTGATATTACACTGCTAAAAGATATCTATTCTAAACCGTGGATAAGAGATTACACACTTGCAGTTTGCAAAACTATATTAGGTGAAGCCAGAGGAAAATTTAACACTATTGCTGGACCACAGGGTGGTACAACATTAAATGGTGCTGAACTTAAATTACAAGGTGTTGCAGAAATGGAACGACTTGATCTTGAAATTAAAGACTTTGCTGACGGTGGCACACCACATAGTTTTGTTATCGGTTAATTCTTTTTCTTCCTACATTAAATAAAACAAAAACCGAACAGGCAAACATTATGGCGCAACTACCAAAAAAAATATCTAACCTTACCTTTAAAGAACTAGAAGACATGGTTTCTTCACTTGAAAATATAGCTAAAATTGCAGTTAATGAAAGTATCCGAAACCTAATCATTAAGACAATTAGACAAACAAAAATAGAACTTGAAAAACGTATAAAATCCTGTTAATATAATTTAATGTTAATAGGATTAGTAGGATTGATTGGTTCTGGTAAAGACACTGTGGCTAGCAGACTGGTGTCTCATCACGGGTTTATACAAGATTCATTTGCAAAAAGTTTAAAAGATGCTGTTGCTAACATATTCAATTGGGATAGAGAACTCCTTGAAGGTGATACAAAAGAATCTAGAGTATGGAGAGAACAGCCAGATGATTTTTGGAGTAAAAAATTTGGTAAGCCTGTTACACCAAGATGGGTATTACAATACTTTGGCACAGAAGTTTGTAGAGGCAATATGCTAGATTCCATTTGGGTAGATTCTTGCATGGTTAGATACACAGGCAAAAACACAGTAATTTCAGACACAAGATTTGTAAACGAAATAAAACAAATAAGAGCGCAAGGCGGAAAAATTGTGCTAGTGAAACGTACAAAAATGCCAAACAAACAAGAAATGATTGAGGCAGGCGCACACAAATCAGAATGGGATTGGATTGGTGCTGACTACGATTATGTTCTAGAAAATACAAACACTATTGAATCTTTATACAAGCAAATATATGATATGACTAATTATCTACTTCCAGATCTCCAAGAGACCAACCGAGATTCTGCGTAGATTTCAATCTTTGGCAATTAGCACAAATAGTTTTTAAATTATATACGGAAGTGTTGTTTCTGTTTCCATCAACATGATATACATCCATCTGAGTTGAATTTACTTGCTTGAATCCACACAATTCACACTTTCTTTTTTTGCGGTATCCATCTTTATGCCATTTTGGTGAGTATCCTGTTTTTAACTTGTTTTTCTTCCTGATACAAGCATCACATTGACTTCTCCAATAGATAACTTTACCCTTTTTATAGGCATATGCACGAGGCATGTTTCTACAGTTTTTACATAACGGTCTTTTCATTAACTGTATTTACGTGCCCTATATAGGTACCTTTATAAGTGGCGGTTTCTTGCTGTTTTGTGAAAACTACAATAAATAGAGCAATAGAACACTTGCAAGGAGTTAAAACATATGGCAAATTTAGTTAGTCCAGGAGTAAACGTTTCAGTAGTAGATGAAAGTTTTTACGTACCATCAGATGCAGGTACAACTCCACTTATAATAGTAGCATCTGGACAAGACAAAAAGAACGGAGCAGGTGACGGCACAGCGTCTGGCACACAAACAGCAAACGCTAACACTGCTTTTTTAATATCATCACAAAGAGAATTAACAGAAACATTTGGTGATCCAAAATTTTATACAGATGCGGCGGGTAACTCATTAAACGGTTATGAATTAAATGAATATGGACTACAAGCGGCTTACTCATTCCTTGGAGTAGCTAACAAAGCATTTATTTTAAGAGTTAATGTAGACACTGACGACTTAATTGGTTCAACAACAGCGCCAACTGACAGACCAGTGAACGGTACATATTGGTTTGACCTTACAAGTTCAACTATTGGACTATTTGAATGGTCAGCAACTAATCAAGCATTTACAACAATTACTGCAAAATACATTACGTCAACAAGTGACTTAGTAGGAGGTTCAACTACAGGAGCACCTTTAACAAGTTATGGTTCAAAAGGCCAATACGCTATAAACACTACAACAGTAACTAATCCAATATATTTTAAAAACGACGCCAACAGTTGGGTACAAGTAGGGTCAACTGATTGGCACATTAGTCATCCAACAATTGAAGGAACTGCAACATCAGGCACATTAACAAACGCACACACGATTGTTATAAATGGAGTTACAGTAACCTTATCAGGAACAACTTTTGCAAACTTAGCAACTTCAATAAACAATGCGGCAGTTCCAGGTGTTACAGCGGCAGTTGATGCAGTTTCAGGAAAAGTTGAAATTTATCACAACGGTACAAACTATGGTGATTCAGTAGGCGGTGCTAACACAATAGACATCGAAGCTGGCACAGGTACAATTTTAACAACAACAGGTATCACAGCAGGCACTTATAAAGGTGCAGAATTTTTACAAGCGGCACACTCTAGCAGACCAACTTGGAAAACTGCAGAAGATGACAGACCAACAGGATCGGTTTGGTTTAAAACTACAACACCTAATGGTGGAACTGACATAATTTCAAAATTATACAGTTCAACTACAGCTTCTTTCAGTACAGTTAGTACACCAATGTATGCTAACAACCACACTGCTATTTTCAACTTAGATCCAAACTTAGGTGGAACAGGATTAACAGCAGGCGACTTATATGCACAATTTAATGTTACAGAACAAACTGCTGTCAACGACACTGACGTAACATTACCAGTAGGTGATTTCCAAATATTAAGATACGAAGGTGGAGAAACAATTGTAACTTCAAAAACTACATTTGCAACTGCATTACAGGGTACTTTTGTTATGGCTGAATCTATAAAAGGACAAGCGGCACTTTCAAGCAAGACTGTAACAGTTTCCAACTTAGATGGTTCAACAGTTGCAGACGCAGAAGACTTTGTAGCAGGCATATCAAGTGCAGGATTTACAAACGTTGAAGCATCAGTGGTGTCTTCAGGACAATTCAAAGGTGCAATTCAAATCAAACACAAACTAGGTGGTGAGATTAGAATGTATGATGTAACCAATACTCCATTAGCAACTGCAGGCTTTAGTGCCTCAACTGCTCATTCGTATGGCACATTCACAACAAATTCATCAACATTAATAGACAATCTTTATGATGTACCAGCAGGTGCTACAGAAGATTCAACAGCACTTCCAGCAACAATAATTGCAACAAATTGGAAGCGTCTATCGTACACAGCATCAACAACTGAACCAACAAATGAACCAGCAGACGGAACATTATGGTACAATACAAACTTAGATGCTGACATCATGGTACACAATGGTACAACGTTCAAAGGTTACTTAGAAGTTTATGCAAGTACAGATCCAAATGGTCCACAGTTTAGTGCAACTGAACCAACTACACAATCAGATGGTACAGCATTGGCTAACAATGACTTATGGATTGACACGTCAGACTTAGAAAACTATCCACAACTTTACAGATACAACACATCTGCAACAATAAGTTCAACAAACACTTCAAATGGAACAACTGTTACAACAACAGGTGCTAAATTTGAACTAATTGACAAAGCAGATCAAACAACAGAAGACGGAGTTCTATTTGCAGATGCAAGATATCATACCACAGCAGATGCTAAACCAGGCAGTGCTACAGGTGCAGGAACAGCAAGTTCAATAAAAGATCTTTTAAGCGATGACTTTTTAGATCCAGATGCTCCTGATCCGGCTTTATTTCCACAATCTATATTGTTATTCAACACAAGAAGATCAGGATACAATGTTAAAGAATACAAAAACAATTACATATCAACAACTGTATACCCAGGTTCGGGTTCAACTGGCTTAGGAAACGTAAGACAAAGTAACGAAACAGTAAACAATTACTATCCAGACAGATGGGTTACAAAATCTACTAATAATGCAGACGGTTCTGGAACTTTTGGAAGAAAAGCACAGAGACAAGTTGTTGTAAATCAATTAAAATCAGAGATAGATACAAACCAAGCCATTAGAGAAGATCAAAGAGGATTTAATGTTATTGCTTGTCCTGGTTACCCAGAAGTTATATCTAACATGATTGGCCTAAACACAGACAGAAACAGTACAGCGTTTGTAGTAGGTGACACACCATTAAGACTGGCAGGTACATCAACAGCAGTGAGCAACTGGGCAAATAATTCAGCAGGCGCAACAAGCGACGGCGAAGAC